ATGGATGTTTATTAGACAGGAGAAAGATCTTATATGAACTATCTTGTTACAGGGGGCGCTGGATTTATAGGCAGTCATTTAGTAGACAGGCTATTAAAGGAGGACTGCAACGTAACTCTAGTAGAATCGGATAGCGCCAATACTGCAAAAGTAAGAGACGATGGAAAAGGAAATAAGATAATTGTTATAGATGATTTTTCCGAGGGAAAGTGGGCAAATTTACCTGTAGATCCCAGACTTACAGTATATAAAGCCTCTATAATGGACGATATCGGGCATTTATTCGAAGGAATAGATGTCGTGTTTCATCTGGCAGGACTTACTAGACCCCAATGGTCAATTCTTTATCCAGAAGAATCAAATCTAATAAATGTAGACGGCACTATAAAAGTCTTCATGCACGCTAAAGATCACAAAGTAAAAAGAGTGGTGTTTGTGTCCAGTTCTTCTGCATACGGAGAGCAACCAAGCTACCCAAGCAAAGAAGACGATGTTCCAAACCCAATGTGTCCTTACGCACTTCAGAAATATGTTGGAGAGCAGTACGCTTCTTTATTTGGGAAGCTTTACGGACTGCAAGTAAATAGCATAAGACCCTTTAACGTCTACGGAAGTAGGATGAATCCTAGGGGAGTTTATTCTGGGGCTGTTCCTAAATTCATAGACCAAATAAACAAAGGGGAAGGCATCACAATAACAGGGGATGGAAACCAAGAGAGGGATTTCATCTATGTAGACGATACCGTGGAAATTATATACCGAGCTTCTTATTGCCCAGAACACGGAGAGGTTTTTAACGCAGGGTCTGGAACTAATATATCCATAAATAACTTACTTAAAATAATATGCAAAATAATGGGCAAAGACGTACTTCCAACATACATTCCAAAAGTTTATGAACCCTCCATGACTTTATCAGATATGAGTAAAGTGGAGAGAATATTTAATTGGAAACCTCAGATAGGTTTAGAAGAAGGACTACGAAGAACCGTAGAAGCAACTCTAAATGAGAAGAAGAATAGGTGTTGATTTAGACAATACATTATGTGAAGGAACTCACTGGGAAACCCCAGAACAGTGCTTAAAAGCCAAGCCAATTAAGAAGATGATTGATTTTGTTAATAAGCTGTATAAGGATGATTTTATAGTCATATTTACAGCCAGACAAAACTTCCTTATGAGTGCTACCTTTGAATGGCTGGATAAAAATGGCGTTAGTTATCACGCCGTTTCCAACAACAAAACCCCATTTGAGATTGTCATTGATGATACAGCTTATTTTCCCTTTAAAAGGAGGAACATAAAATGGATTTAAGTATAATTATTCCAAGCAGAAATGAAGAATTTTTAACAGAAACCTTACAGGATTTATTAAAAAATATCAGAGGTAATACTGAGATATTAGTAGCACTGGACGGCGCTCCTGCCGTGAAACCGCTTCCGCAAGACCCTAGGATAAGGGTTATTTCTTTTGAAACAAGCATAGGACAAAGAGGCGCTTCCAATAGGCTTGTAGAATTAAGCACGGCTAAATATATAATGAAAGTTGATGCTCATTGCGCTTTTGATGAGGGGTTTGATGTGAAAATGATGGACATGATGAAAGGTCACGATGATTGGACAGTTGCACCAATGATGAAGAACCTCCATGTGTTTGATTGGGTTTGTAAAAACGGTCATAGGAGATATCAGGGCATAAGTGGCGTTTGCAAAGAGTGTGGAGAACCAACAGAAAAGGATATTGTTTGGATTGCTAAAGACAGTCCCAAGAGCGTGTCCTACTGTTTTGATTCAACACCACATTTTCAATATTTTGGGGAGTACAGCAAAAGACCAGAAGCACAGTCAGATATAACAGAATCCATGTCACTACAAGGTTCGTGCTTTATGCTTACTAGGGACAAGTGGTGGAGTCTTGGTATTTGTGATGAAGAGTTTGGTAGCTGGGGAAGTCAGGGGATAGAGGTAGCTTGCAAAACGTGGCTATCTGGTGGAAAAGTAATGATAAATCATAACACTTGGTATGCTCATTTATTTAGAACTCAGGGCGGTGATTTTGGCTTCCCTTATAAGATGAACGGAGGTCAGGTAGCTAAAGCTAAAGCACACGCCAAGGAGTTATTTTTCGAAAACAAGTGGTCTAAGGCTATTCATCCTTTATCTTGGCTTGTAGAAAAGTTCTACCCAGTAAAAGGCTGGACTGATGAGGATTTAAGGAATTTAAAGGCGTTGGAGTCTGGTAAAAAAGAACCCACTAAAGGAATTATTTATTATACCGACAATCAATTAGACCCCAAAATAATGAAGAACTGCCAGAAGCTTATAAAAGATTCAGGGCTTCCAATAGTCAGTGCTTCCTTAAAGAAAATAGACTTCGGAGATAAAAATATACATTTCCCCTCTTTAAAAAGAGGATATCTTACGATGGCAATACAGATATTATCGGCATTAGAAAACAGTAAGTCAGATATTATATTCTTCTGCGAACACGATGTTTTATATCATCCTTCCCACTTCTTATTTACTCCACCAGAAAAGGGAGTGTTTTATTACAACGAAAATGTATGGTCTTTGCGTGTTTCTGATGGTCATGCCTTGCACTATGACGTGCAGTTACTGTCAGGTATTTGTGGCTATAGAGAAGACTTTTTAACTCACTGGAAAGAACGCGTGGAAATGATAAAAAAGGATGGCTACAGCACGCATATGGGATTTGAGCCAATGACGCATAATCGTATAGACTGGAAAACTAAGTTCCAAGCTAAAGGATGGAAGTCTGATTATCCAAATATTGACCTACGACATAGCGGAAATGCAACAGGTCAAAGATGGAAAAAAGAGCAATTCAGGAACAAGAAGTATACCGAAAACTGGATAGAAACAGAGGGTTACAACATAGAAGGTTGGAACGATTTAAAATATATCGTATGAAAATAATAGTAGAAGCTCCTTGCAGAATATCTTTATTTGGCGGTAGCACAGATATTCCTCCATATTCCACAGAACACGGCGGTATTTGTATAAATATGGCTATAAATATCAGGCAAAGAATTGTGCTTAATGACGAAGATAGGTGGAATTTACAGTTAAATGATAACGAATACTTTTTTCGAACAATACTAGATGAAATGATACCGGGAAACAGTTTTGGCGTAGAACACGAATTTAATGGCGCGATGGGGTCAGGAATTTCTAGTAGTGCTTCTCTTGCAGTAGCACTGGTTGGAGGTATAAATCACTACGCTAAATTAGGGATGAATAAATCAGAAATTGCGGAACGAGCTAGGGATTTAGAGGCTAATAGAATAGGGCTTTTTACCGGGAGACAGGATCAGTATGCTTCCGCTTACGGCGGTGTAAATCTCATGCTATTTGGTAAAGAAACTTCTGTAATTCCTCTCGGAAGAGATTTTATAAATCCAATACTTCCTTACATGCAGTTATTCCACATAGGATCGGAAAGGGTAGCCTCCAAAATACTTCAGGATTATAAATCTCTCCCTCCAGATAGAATTTATGCCATGAATAGAATAAAATCACTTGCGTACAGTGCTGTAGATCCAATAAGAACTGGGGATATAAATACAGTAGCGTATCTACTAAAGGAGGCGTGGGAAATGAAGAAAATGTCTAGCACTGGGGTTTCTAATGACAGTATAGATAATATATACGATTTGGGGCTGGAACTGGGAGCAATGGCTGGAAAGATACTAGGCGCAGGTGGGGGTGGATACATGTTATTTTTAGTTCCTCCTGCAAGGCAAGGAAGGTTTAGAGAAAATATAGGACTTAAATGGGTAGACTTCGGTATAGACTGGCAGGGGTTGAATTGCAGAATATTATAACACTTTTTCCTTATTGAGTTATACTAATTATATGCCAATAAGTATTTCCAATGTAATTGAAAATCACGCAGAAAACGCAACAAGTGCAAATACTGCATCAGTTACCCCTTCTTCAAATAAGTTACAACTTCTAAAGGTTTCCAGTAGAACAGGAATAACCACAGACCCTAACCAACCAACCGTTTCGGGGAATGGCTTAACTTGGGTTGCCATTAATTCTATTGTCTACGACACAACATCCTCGTCAAGAAGAAGAATTACTCTCTTTAGAGCATTGGGTGCAAGTCCCTCAAGTGGAGCTATAACTATAGACTTTGGCGGTCAAACTCAAACCGATATTAACTGGGTACTGGACGAAGTGACAGGTATGGATACGTCTGGAACTAATGGAAGTGGGGCGGTTGTTCAATCAGCAGTTAATAGCGATGAAACTTCTACAGCTTCTTCTTTGACAGTCACTTTAGGGGCTTTTTCTGATGCAGGTAATGGCACATATGGAGCATTTTCTACAGGTAACGACACAGACGGTCACGCTGTAGGTTCTGGATTTACTATTCTTGGAGAATCTCCGGGAGCAGGGGTAAATGGGCTTAGTGGTGCTACAGAATACAAAAACTCTAATGATACTTCAGTAGACATGTCTTTTACTTCTGGAGTTCAGTTTGGAGGCATAGCAATAGAAATAAAATCCGCTTCTGTAGGGTCTGCATCCCTATCTCCAAGCGCTTCCGCATCTCCTAGTGCTTCCCTATCTCCCAGTGCTTCTGTTAGTGCTTCCGCAAGCAGGTCTTTAAGTCCATCAGCATCTAGATCTCCCAGCGCTTCTAGAAGCCCATCGTCTTCCGTATCTAGGTCTGCTTCTCGTTCTGCATCCAGATCTGCCTCCAGATCCGCCTCTAGGTCTTTAAGCCCTTCTTCGTCAGCATCTAGATCTGCAAGCAGGTCTCTAAGTCCTTCAGCAAGTTTGTCCCCATCAGCAAGCCTTTCACCATCGGCTTCCGCCTCCAGTTCTGCTAGTGCATCTGCCTCTAGCTCAGCCAGCGCAAGCGCTTCGGAATCACAAAGTCCGTCATCCAGCGTTTCTAATTCGGCAAGTGCGTCAGATAGTGCATCTCCAAGCCCTTCTGCTTCTGTATCTCCCAGCTCTTCAGTAAGTGCTAGCGAATCAGCTTCTGCCAGTGCATCTCTGAGTCCATCCTCGTCCCCCAGTTTGGGAAGTTCCAGCGTAAGTGCATCGTCTTCGGCATCTTTGTCTCCTAGTGCATCATCTTCTGCTTCTCTAAGCCCTTCTGCATCCCTATCTCCGTCCTCCAGCGCTTCTAACAGTGCCAGCGCTTCTAGTAGCGCTAGTGCCTCAAGATCCGCAAGTGCGTCTGCAAGTTCTTCTCCTTCTCCTTCTCCCGGAATTGGATCTTTGTATGGAACATCTTTTGAAACTCCTTCCGCAGGAAATACTACAGTTCCTACAGGGTGGTCAGAATACGGAACGTCAGGAATTACATATAAAGGAAATGCGAGTGATTGGTCGGTAGAGGGATCTCAGTCATATAAGTTAAGTAACGCTACCAATGTAGATACTGGAATAAGAATAACTGTTTCCGGTTTAACGATAGGGCAGTTGGTTACTTTAATAGTATATGTGAAGACTGATGCCAATGTAACTAACGCTTGTTTAGTTTTAGACACACAACAAGGTTTAGGAGGAGCAAGAACTACTACTGTTAATATAGGGGCTAATAAAGACGGTTACTTTATGATTCCGAGCTTTGACCCAGATAAAACAAGTGTAAATATATTTTTAGGTTTGGGATCTTTTGGGGCGCAGTCAGCAGGAACTGTTTGGTTTGATGATTTAAGATTAGATATAAAGGGAAGTCAGTCCCCTTCTTTAAGTCCCAGCGCAAGCGCCTCTCCAAGCTCTAGCGTTTCTGCTTCACAGTCCCCAAGTGCTAGCGCGAGTGCTTCGCAAAGCCCTTCTGCTAGCTTCTCCCCATCATCTAGTGTTTCCAGATCTGCCAGTGCTTCTGCCAGTGCTTCTGTATCTCCATCAGCGTCCCTTAGTCCAAGCAGTTCTGTATCAGCATCACAAAGTCCAAGTGCTTCGCAGTCTCCTTCTAGTTCTGCATCTAAAAGTGCTTCTCCATCAGCAAGCCTATCTCCAAGCAGTTCACAAAGTGCCAGCACAAGCCCCTCGGCATCTACCAGTCCTAGCTCTTCAGTAAGCAGATCCGCCTCCGCATCGGCTTCTGCAAGCCTTAGTCCTAGTGCGAGTTTGAGTCCCTCTAGTAGTATTTCTCCATCGGCTTCGGCAAGCCCTTCTTTTGCAGATTACACACAACCAGCACTGCCGACATGTACTGGTGCAGGAGGGTGGTTATTTAACTCTATAGACCTACAGGTGGTAACAAAAAGTGATGGGTGGAATCAAAATCAATCAAAAAGATTTGCTGAATATGATGAAATTATATCAAAAGGAGCTAAATACGCCGCGATTGCTGTTCCATATAATAATTTATCTAAATATACAAATTATGTAAATGATGCACGAACTAAAGGATTAAAAGTTTATCACAGAAGTCATTGGAACGAATGGGAAGGAGATAATGGAGCATCGGCTACAATGGGGAGACATCAGTATTTACAGGACACATACGACTTTATAGTTAATAACCCAACGCTGTTTGCAGACGGTGATTTGTTTGGAATGTGTGTGGAAGCTAATAATGCAAATGACCATGGAAATTATACTTTCAGAAGTCCAGAAACTTCTGGCGGAAGCTTTGATTTTAATAAATATAATCAATTTTTAAAGGATCAAATATCTTGGGCTAACGGCGCTTTTTCAGCAATAGGAAAGGATGTTTACACCTTCCCCATATCTATGAGTTTGTCCTTACTAGACCTAGCAGGGCAGACGCTTGATTCTGGGGAAACAGGAAATTCTAACGGACTTGATAACTCAGATATAGTTAATTATTTTGGCGGTGTTTTAACAATAGATCATTATTTATCTGATTCTTACCGAGATACCGATAATTATGGGGGTAAGTATTCTAGTGACTTAGATAAATTGCATACAGCTTTTCCAGACTGCCAAATAATGATAGGAGAGTGGGGATATCACACAACTACTGCGGTTAGTGATTCAGAACAGGATACTGTATACAACGATGTGATTTCAAATGCAATGAAACAGAAGAATTATGTTATAGGAGTAAACTTCTGGGTACACATGGGGTCAGGTACTGCTTCTTTGTGGACGGATACCTCCGGGTCTATTAATGCAGGTGGAAGACCAGCTACAGCAAGAGTACTGGACGCATTTACAAGCTATAACGCTTTTTGTTCTGGATCTCAGTCTGCATCCTCCAGCAGATCACTGTCTCCAAGTGCTAGTACCAGTCCCTCCTCTTCTATGTCTGCATCTTCTAGCAGGAGTTTATCCCCTTCTGCATCTATATCTCCCAGCTCCAGCCCTTCGGCGAGTGCCTCGCCATCTCTTGGTATATTGGATCAGGAGAATACGACAAGTAACATTGCGCTTGGTATAAATGGCGGAAGTGGTACAGAATGTACAAAAGCAGGACAGTCTTTTACTGTAGGAGATAAATCAGGTCTTTTAGACTATGTAACAGTAAAGCTTTTTAAAACTGGTTCTCCTACCGGCAATGCGGTTGTTAAATTATATGCCGATAGTGGAACTGGAAATGATAGCGCCCCTACAGGAAGTGCGCTGTCCACTTCTTCTAATTTAGATGTTAGTACGCTTACAACAACACCAACAAATTACACTATTCAGTTCCCAAATGATTATGTAATACAGTCTGGGGTTAAATATTGGTTAGAAATATCTGTTACTTATGCGTTTAGTAATACGGATCATATAAACTGGTCGCAGAATAACGGTGCGGATTCTTATGCTAATGGATATGCCAATAGATGGAACAGCGTTGGTTCTGTTTGGATGAGTGACCAATATCCTAATGATTTTGTATTTGCGGATTATATAACTAATGTATTTAGCTCTAGCGTTTCTCCAAGTTTAAGTCCTTCTGCAAGTGCGTCTCCATCATCTAGTGCCAGCAGGTCTTTGTCACCATCTTCTAGCTTATCTCCAAGCTCTAGTGCTTCAGGATCGCAAAGCCCTTCCGCTTCCGCGAGCAGTTCTTTGTCTCCTAGCACTTCCGTAAGCCCTTCCGTTTCTCCAAGCGTGAGTCCAAGCTCTAGCGTAAGCGCCTCATTAAGTCCCAGCAGTTCTACTTCTAAATCTTTATCTCCTAGTGCAAGTGCTTCTAGTTCTTTATCACCAAGTCCAAGCGCAAGCCCTTCTTTGGTTTCAGAATCGGCGAGTGCTTCCGCCAGCGCTTCCGCGAGCGCAAGCAAATCTTTGTCTCCAAGCAGTAGTGCCTCTTTATCTCTAAGTCCCAGCGCTTCTTTAAGCCCAAGCGCTTCTACAAGTCTTAGCATTTCTCCATCAGAGTCTTTAAGCCCAAGTGCTAGTGAATCCCCAAGCAGAAGTCCCTCCGCTTCCGCGAGTCCTTCCATAACTCCATGGGATTACAAATATACGGATAGGGGAACAGATTTTGATTATAAATATACCGATAGAGGAACTTCCTACAATGACAACAAATATACAGATCGTGGTACTTCTTATGGGGATAAATATTCTGGTAGGGGAACTTCTTACAACGATTACAAATATACAGACAGAGGTAGTAGCTGGAAGTACAAGTATTCAAAGTAGTTTTTAGTGATAGAATTATTATATGAGTAGTTTTTTATTGCAAAGTTTTACAGGATTATCAGATTTCGAAGACAAGGGAGCTAAAGGTGCTTTTAAGTTTGGAAGTGGTCTGGATGTTAGAAGAAACAGGGATTCACTAAAGGCAGGACAAGCATTAAAAGACGACCTAGCACTTGGGGGGATTATGAACTCCCCTGTTGTTTCTGTAGTAAATGCAACGGACGGTAATTCCTACTGGTTTCTAGCCAACGGCAGAATTTTAAAACGAACAAGTGCAGGAGCATGGTCTTTGGTTTATACAGATGTAGAAGGGGTTATAACAGGGGCTTGCGAGTGGGGAAATGATAATGCACAAACAGGACTATACTGGGCTACCGCCACCAAATTGCATAGACATGCAATAGGCGGAAACTGGTCTTCTGATGTAGATGCCAATGCCGGAAACCCTGCACAAACCTACCCGAAAACTAACCTAACAAGTGCTACTTACCACACTATGATTCCTGTTAACGGTGTACTTATGGGATGTAACGTAGATACTATGTTTCTTGTCGGTTACGATGAATCTTACACTAATAATGCACTACAATTACTCCCCGGAAACGTGTCTAAAGTCTTACTAGACGATGGGGCTTACGCCAAGATATGTGCCAATTTAAGTGGAGATAAAGAAGAGTCATGGCTATACATCTGGGATGGAATTGCACAAAATTACAATGATAGAGAGTCCTTACCTTTTAAAAATATAAATGCCATTATAAAAACAGAAGTTACCATTATTCAGTTTGGCAGTAATGGGGAGCTGTATTTTATGGGGGACACAACCAAGCTTCCAATTACAGCCTTTCCCGGAGGCGGACAAGTAAAGCCTTACGGCGTGGATAACGACAACGGAATAGCTCTTTTTGGCGTGTACGGAAATGGTACTGGAAAGTCAGGAGTTTATTCTTACGGCAGGAAAAGAAAAAATGCTGATTTTGTTTTAAATCTAGAATATCCTTTAGACTGTGATTCTATAGATGCCGTTAGAAAAGTTGGATCTGATATTCTTATTGCTTATAAGAGTGGGAGTCAGTACGGCGTTAAGATAGTGGATACAGAAAACAAAGTAGCTAGGGCTGTATATGAGTCTTTGGATCTTAAACTTCCTGCTACTCTTGCAAATGTTCCTACCGTTGGGAATGTGGTAGTTGATATGTCCCCATTACCGGCGGGATGTTCTGTAGAGCTTTGGAGAAGACTAGATAAAAAGGAAGCCGTTGCAGGAACTGATTATTTAGGTGTGGATACAGGTCTTAATGATGGCTGGAGTCAGTGCAGTCTGGACGATGGTTCTGGATCTTATGATTCAGAAGGTGGAATAGAGGCAGTATTTAATGTTGGGGACGGTTGCAAGATCTTAGAGCTTAGGGCAGTTTTAAATTGTTCAGCCAATGAAAGCCCGGAGATATTTAAGATCCAGCCGTATTTTTAATGGAAGATAAAGTATATTATCCAGAAGTTATAGAAACATACGCCTTGCCAGAAACTGTAGAGTCCGAAGAAGCAGGATCTACTAACTATGTTGGTAAAACCAACTTAACCCCAAACGTAAAAGTAACAGAGAAGTTCCCGGTTAAAAACATTGCTAGAGAAGTAATAGGAGTTGCACTAGATACCAAGAAAAAGATAATCCTTGGAGAATTTATCTTTGGACAGGTTGGTGCTATTGCTATTGGGGTATATGAAAACGGTGTTTCTGGGGACATAAGGATTACTCCTAACGGTTTAGTAGCCAGAGATATAAATGGAAACACTACAATGTCTTTGGACGGCACTACAGGCGATGCGGTATTTAAAGGCTCTATCACGGCAGGAAGCTTGATAACAGGCGCTATAGACCTTGGAAACGGTGCAATAATTTTAGACGGCGCTAATAATAGAATAACCATGAGTGACGGAACAGATATCCGTTTAGTTATAGGGAGTGTATAACATGGGCGTAGGAGTAAAAATATCTACCCCCGGAAATGATGCGCTGTCCGATACCGACCTAGACCACTTCTCCTTATGGGTGGATGACGCAGATACCGAGGACAATATACTAATAAAAGAGTTTGCCAGAGGAAGTGCCAGTGTAGAGGCTTCTTTCGCTACCCCTTATGAAATAACACACAATTTGGGATATATCCCGATGTTTTTTGTGTTTTGTTACTATGAAAACCACTTAGGACTTGTAAATGTTCCTACTAATAAGTGGGTATTACTTCCTTTTGAACAAATATCTGGTGGAATACAACCTTTTTATGTGTATGCGGATACTACTAAAATTTATATTTGGAACTTTGACGATGTTCCAACGCCTTCCAGCACCACTTTTAAATGGTATATATTCTATGACAACCAAGTAGGAAGTAGCGGTATTTCTATTACCGAGTCTGATTATGTGTTCAAAGTCTCAAAAACAGGAGTGGATGCCCTAACTTCTACAGATCCTAACGACTATATATTCCATTCAGACTTAAATACTTTTAAAATAATAAAAGAAGCAACAGCCGATATAACCTATACCGCAGATGGTCTTTATACAGTAGCGCACGGACTTTCCTCATATTCTCCGACCTCTATGATTTTATTCGTAAAATTCCCGGATGGATATGCAGGAATGTCCTGCGGACTTGGGCAAGTAACAAGTAGGGACAGTAATTTCAATCTTAAAAATGCCTACGTGGACGCCTCTAATATTGGCTTCTACCTATATAGAACAGGCGGTTCTGCTACAGCTTTAAAAATAAAGTATTATATATTTGAGACACCTTTATGAGCTATAAAATAATACTAACTAAACCAACTAAAGATGCTACTACTGAAACTAACCCGGATAATATGGTGTTTTCTTCTGATTACAATACGCTTAAATATTATCTAAGCGGAAGTCAAGATATTGCTATAACTGGAGATGGAACTGATAAGTCTACGGAAGTGACAATTACTCACGATTTGGGGTATATTCCTGTATTTATGGTGTATGTGAACAATATATTTGATGATTCGGGGTATTATCTTGTACCTTTTGCATATAATCCACTTGGAACTATAAGGGAAGCAAGCGCTTGGGCAGATACTACAAAGCTCTATTTAAAGTTTAGAAATAAGTCCCCAACTACCTATACTGCACACTTCTATTACAAGATATTTAAGAATAGCCTTGGCATATAATGGACATTCTCCATTAAAATGTCATAATATTTAGGTAGAGGATTTTTAAGAATGTCAACAGATAACCTTCAAAAAGAACAAATACAGAACTTCGAAAAGGAGCTAAAAGAGTTGAAGGCAAAGTACGGAATAGATCCTGTAGCGACACTTGAATTTCCGCAATACCGAGTACTTCCAGAAGAAGTACAGTTGGCATTGAAGATAATTGAAAAGCACAAGTATAAAATTATGCTATCTTATATGAAATTGGAGGAATAAAAATGGATACTAGATCTGAAATGGAAGCGGAACTACTGGCGCAACTGCAAGTTTCCACAAATTCATCTTTATATCCTTCTGCGCGCCTTACTTCTCTAATACAAAATAGCTACAAAAGTGCTACTTCTCTTTTTAAATGGTTGGCTCTTTCCAGAGCTAAAACTACAAGTACCTCGGCGAAAGCCGTAGGCGCGGACGTATGCTACTACGATTATCCACCAGAATTTAGAACCAACACCATATTCAGAGTACAAATAGATGGAAAAGAATATAACCGCAAAGGCTTTAATTCATTTTTAGATTATAGAAACAGATACACTACAGGCGGAAATAAAAGAATATTTGCAAACTATCAAAGATATTTATTCGTTTCTCCAGATACAGAAGAAGGGACTGATAACATGGATGTGTGGGGAATTATTCAAGCTCCGGAGCTTTCCGCCCCTACTTCCGAAACTATATTTACAGGAAATGCCGATGACTGCAATATGGCAGTAGTAGGGCTTGCCTTTTCGCTAGCCATGAAGAAGGTAGATCCTAAGCTTGCTGATAAAGAGAAGGCGGAAGCCATTGCTACACTTATAAAGACCAATACTGATGAATGGGACGAATATGCCAAGGATCAACAGCTAGATACTCCTTTATTTGAAGTACCGGATTTCTTTGGAAAACCAGATATAAATAACATGATAGGGCAATTTAATTACGATTTATTTGAAAGGTATTAGTATGCCTACAACTACAGGACTTAGTGCAGAACAATTACAAAAGAAAATAGATGAACTAAAAGCGCAAGGTAAGGACGTAAATACCTCAAAGTCTTTAGGGAAGTATGTAGATGCTCTTAAATTACTAAAGCCAGAGGGATTTAGAGCCTCCGATATAGCGCAAGCGCAAGCACATATAAACAATAGTACACAGCCTGGAAGCTCCAACGATCCTACAATTTCTGGAGGCGGTACATCTATGGGGACAGGAAGTTCGGGAGTAAACCTAAATGACATTTATAATACGGCTCTAAATGACCCTGCATTAAAAGCACTGGAGGAAGAACTTACCTCTAAAAAGACTGCAAGAGATACCGCAGAAGCAGATATAAACGACAATCCTTATTATGCTGAAGCTACTAGAGTTGGAAAGATTACCAAACTAAATCAGCGCGCAAATAATGAAATAAGTACCTTACAAAGCCAAATAGATTCTAAAAAGGCGGATGCCCAGATAAAAGTAAATATCGCAACACAACAATACAATATAGATGACAAGAATTATCAAAACAACATTCAAAAACTAAACATGCTTATATCTTCTGGAGCAATAACAGGGGCTTCTTCTACAGATCTTGCCAATATTGCAGTAGCCACAGGAATAAGTACTTCTATGTTGCAAGGAATTGTGGCGAAAGCCAAGACTGATGCGATAAAGCCTCAAATAGGTACAGAAACAGATAACAACGGAAACGTCACAGTATACGCAATAAATCCTCAGACAGGAGAAAAGCTCTACACCACTTCTATTGGAGGAATTGGTAAGACTAAAGATACTGGAGATGGCACTACCAACACCAATAAATATCTAACACAGGCAGTATCAGTTCTCAAACAAGTGGATACTATGAACTATGGAACAGAAGATAAAATGCTGTCTTCTTGGGAAGCCAACGAAGCATACAATAGAATACTATCCCTTGTAAAAGGAGATAGCGCACTAGCCGATGCAACCTTTAAACAAGCCGTGTCTTATGGCGGTTATAGTTCATGGGGGCAATAAATGGCAAACAATACCAACAGAGGATGGGAGCTTTTAAACTCCCCTAAAGATACAGGATCAAAAACTTCTGGAGACTTACAAAACAGAGGGTCTCAACTAATGGGTTTTACACAGCCAAGTACCATAGCTCCGGCGCAAGCCCCAGCGCAAGCACAACCAGAAAAGAATGTTTTACAAAAAGTACAAGACTTTATAGGAAATTTAATATCTCCTAAAACTACACCAGCTCCACAAGAACCGTTAACAGCTCCCGGAACTGGAACTAATAATATACAAAATTCTGGAATAAAAATAAATCTGGATGAAAAAGGCGATGTAAAAATGCCCGATAATTTAATTCCAAAAGCACTGGGAAGTGAAACTATAAAAGCAGGTAAAGGTACAGATGCTTGGAGTAAGGTTAGAGAATTTTTAGACCGCCCTTTAAAAGATATCGTTACAGGAAAGTCAGTAGAAGAGTCCCAAAAGATTAAAAATGCTAAGTCCTCTATATCAGTGGAGGTGCAGAAGTTAGTAGCCGATAAGTACAAAGTAAATCCAAAAGATGTAGATTTAGGTGTAGTAGAGTCAAACCTAGATGCCTACACAAAAGACCTAGGCATAAGAACTCAGTTAAACGATGCTGAATTTGCAGGGGTTATGATGGCGCTATCCGCCCCTCTTGCTATTGCATCCGTTGGAGCAGTTCCAGTCCTTACTAGCTTTGGAAAATTTACCGCCTACTCTACAGCCTTTGATGCGGTAGCGTCTGTTTTAACAGGAAAACCAATGGGAGAGGGATTAAAAAGCTTTTTGCCGGAAGGAACTCCTACAGCAATAAAAGATTTAACAGGCGCGCTAGATCTCATGGGAAAGGCATATTTTACACATAAGATGAGTTCCGTAGAACCCAAGATAGGAGAATTTTTAACAAAGCAGAAATTGGTACAGTACAACCTTCCAACCACAGTAACTTTGGATGCCAAGCAGGTAAGCTCGGTATTCCAAACAGGTGAGGGGATATCTGCTGAAAATATGAAGCTTTTACAAAGTCTAGGACTTACGTCAGAAGAGTGGCGACTTGCCGTTAAGAACGGTATAAAAATAGATGTTCCAACTGAAAAGATAATAACAATAACAGACCGCCCCTACTGGGCAAAGATAAAGTCCTTTGTGGGACTTCCAGAAAATGCTCCTAAAGTGTTTACAGACCTCGCAGGAAAACCCAAGCAAGGTGTCGCAGGACTTCTCAAAGAAGGTAATAAAGTAGATGTGATAGAAAAACAAGCAGGATGGGCAGGAGGGGATGCGCAGAAGGCTAAGTTTGATATGGCTCTTCTTACTAAGGATGCTAAAACAGTACAGCAAATGCTTCCTGAAGTTCCTGATTACTATAAGCAAAAGTTTGCTACAGAAATATCTAAGATTGTTGATACAACAGCAAAAGAAACCCCTAAAGTAGCGCCGACACAACAACTAGAAAAACCAACCACTTCCCCTGTCATAGAGAATAAAGCGGTAGAAAAGCCCACAGTACCAGCTAGCAAACCAGTAACAGAACTGCCAAAAGCCGATACTATAAGCCGTAAAGTTATAATACCTGATAGCCTTCCACAAGAAGTTACAGGTAAGTCTATAACCATAAGACCTGATGGCACAGCCTCTTTTAACTTGGAAGTATCGCAGGAAGCCAGAGGAAAAGGAATAGGGGCGCAAGCCGTCAAAGCTATAGAGGCTACTATTGTTAAAAATGGAGCAACTAAAATTCAGCTTCCTGTAAAGGAAGAATCGGTAGGGTTTTTCGAAAAACAAGGATATAAGGTTACAGGGGATGTGAAGAACGGAATAATTCCGATGGAAAAGACGCTGGAAGCCCCTGCTAAAAAGGTAATAAAACCAAACACAATGAAACCAATAGGAACAGGGGAAACCAAAGTAAGTACGCTTGGCGTTGGTGTAGAACAAAAGGCTGTAGAAAAGAAACTCATAGAGAGCCTATCAGATCTACCAGAATATAAGGAAATGAAATTTGGGGAACAGTCCAACAAGGCTGTAGATATGCTAATAAAAGATCCAGAACGAGCTAAAAGAATAGCTTTAGGGCAGGAAAAATCCCCAGCAGGACTTATTCCAGAGGCAGTATTTACAGCAGTAGAAAACAAGGCTATTGCTGATGGAAGTGTAGATCTTATAAACCAACTAGCACATTCAACGCTTGTTGGAGAAGCAACCGCAATGGGGCAAAGAATAAGCTACCTACAAAACAGAAACCCTGATTCCCCAGTATCCAAGATAAAAGAGCTTATGGAGGCAAGAAAACAAGCACTAGAAGAAAAGCTAAAAAAGCCCTACGAAAAGGCTATAAAAGATACCGTAAAACAAATTCAAGATAAAATAGTAAAGCCCAGTAAAAATGACTGGAATAAATTTATAGAAAGCATAGAGTGTTAATATGGCTACTTGGTGTTTAGTAAAATCTGAAGCAGACAAGTTTAAAAAAGGACTAAAGGACGGTAGTATCAGTCCTGAAAAACTGGTCGCCATGACTAGCGCCGAAAGGCGTGCCTACCTTGCTAAGTTTGTTAACGAGGAAAATGCACAGAGAATAAATGCCCTTTTCGAAAGTAAGCTACTTTTAAAAAATCAACAAGCAGGGATGATATCTTGGGCAAAGAAAGTGTCTGGAATAACCCCGGCCGTTAGAAGAGATTTGATAACAAAGATTGAAAGGCTGGATAAAGTACTAGAACCTAAAGATGAGAAGTTATTTTTAAACGATTTAGTTTCCACAAGACTTGGCGTAGACGTAACACAAGAAGAAGCTAAAACTATATCGGAATACGCAAAAGGTCTGGCGGAAGCCAAAAACAAGATGAAAAAGGATTTTACCTTCCCTACCGAAGGAGACAGGTTAGATTATGGGCGCGCCAAGATAAAACTTATAAATTATGTTAACGGATTAAAAGAAGAAGCAAGAAAAATACCCTTATCAGAATACGCAAAAACTCCCGGACTTTATCCCAGAGCTATTAGTAATGTAGCAGGAACGGCGAAAGCCCTAAAGGCATCCTTGGATGATTCTGCCATATTTAGACAGGGTTGGAAAACCTTGTTCACAAACCCCTTAATATGGCAGAAAAATGCAAGGCAGACATTTGTAGATGCCATTAGAACCTTTGGAAATAAACCAGTAATGGATGAAATACAGGCAGATATTGTGTCCAGACCAAACTTTTTAAACGGAAATTATGAAAAGATGAAACTGGCTACAGGTAACATAGAGGAAGCCTTCCCAACCACACTTCCTGAAAAGATCCCTGTATTTGGTAGGGTATATAAAGCAAGCGAGAACGCTTTTACTGGTTTTGTATTTAGACAAAGAGTAGATATTGCGGACAAGTATTTAGACATTGCTAAAAAGTCTGGAATAGATTTAGACGAGAAGAACCAGCTCCCAAGTATTGGAAAGCTTGTTAACTCTCTTACTGGTAGAGGGGATCTTGGAAAGGGAGAACTCGTTGCAAGCGCTGTAAACAATGTTTTCTTCTCTCCTAGAAAACTAAAAGCAGATATAGACCTGCTAACATTACACGCCTTTGATAAAAATTTTAGTAAGTTTGCCAGAAAGCAAGCGATAATAAATCTATTAAAGGTGGTTGCGGGGGTTGCAGGGATACTGGGCATCGCGAAAGCGGTAAAGCCTGATAGTGTTGAATTTGATCCTAGAAGTTCTGATTTTGGAAAAATAAGGGTCGGGGATACTAGATTTGACGTAACAGCAGGAATGGGATCTATTATAACGCTGGCTTCCAGACTTATTACCATGTCTAGTAAGAGTTCTACCACAGGAAATATAACTAAATTAAATGACGATAAATTTGGAGCGCAAACAGGTACAGATGTCATCTATAACTTTTTCGAAAATAAGCTCTCCCCAATGTCTTCTGTTATAAAAGACCTAGTTAATAACAAGGATTTCAAAGGCAACAAACCTACCGTTAGTGGGGAACTTAATAACCTGTTTATGCCTCTCCCAATTACTACCTATCAAGAGCTAAAAGATAACCCAGAATCAGCAGATGCACTTTTATCTATGATGGCAGACTTCTTTGGTATATCAACAAATACCTATCCAAATGCCAATATAAAAAGTGGTGCTGTAGAGGAAGGAAAGAAGATAACTAACGAATCCCTAATAGATACAGTCCTCCTATACTCCAAGGCTCTTGGCACAGATCCAGAAACTACCTTTAACAGAATATTTACAGGACAACGAATAAAGAAGGTATCTGGGGATGCTGTTATTGTAGAGAGGATGCCGGTAGGCGAGTCGCAGAAGGTGAAAAAGTCCCTAAATGGAGCAAATTCTACAATGAAGTTAGACCACACAATTCCACTAGAATTAGGAGGATCTAACGATAAAAGTAACCTAAAACTCGTCCCAACTGCACAGTGGTCTAGTTACACAAAAGTAGAAAATGCATTAGGAAAAGCCGTAAAAGAAGGTAAAATAAGTAAAAAAGAAGCCCAAAAACTGATAGTAGACTTCAAAAATGGTGCAGTAAAGGGAGATGCAATTTTGTATAGATTCAAGTAAGAATGTATGGCATACTTAATATATGAGTAGAGGATCTAGCAATAACCCACTTGCAAGATTGCAGTGGAAAAATATCTTTAAAAAGAGAGCCGTAGAAACAGGCTCTAAAGAGAGCCTCCTTTTACTTATAGAACAGGCTAGGAGAAACGCCGAACTTTTAAAAGAGCAAATGAAATTAGACGAAGAGATAAGGCATGAACTTTACGAAAGACTGGTAAAGATGTCCAAGGAGAAAAAAGTATGAAAGAAGCCAGTGTTGATACTATAATTGCAAATTTGGACAGCCTTAGAGACATAGTTATAGATTTTAGATCCGAAACTAGGGAGACTTTTAATAGCATGGAAAAAAGATTAAAAGATGTGGAGGTAAAACAGGGGAAGCAAGAAGAAAAACTGTCCGCCTTTTCGTTATTTCATGGAGGACTGACCTTGGTGGTCGGGGCAATATCCGCCTACTTGGGCAAACAATAACATGCACGTACAAGAATGTTTCACTTTAGATATATTACTAGACTATATAAGAATGGTTAGCTATGCAGTTGTAGTTCTTAGCTCCCTTAGAGGAATTTTTATTAGAAAATTTAGCAATATTCTGTTTGTTGGGGATATTATTATGGGCATTTCCTTAATAATGACACTTGCATTTTCCAGTGTATTTAAGCAAAATTTACAGTATGGCGCAGACCTGTTTTTAACAGTTCCTGCCGTAATATGGGCAATAATTCATTATCGTGCCTTATTAAGAGGAAATGATAACGGAAAGGTAGTATACTAAATATATGGAACTAATGTCGGTAGACGAATTTGTAAAGAAATGGACAGGAAAGCCATGCGATTTTGATGGGGCATTTGGAAACCAGTGCATGGATATTATGCACCAATATATTTATGATGTTTTAGGATTAACAGACGCTAAAATACTACAAGCCCCAAACGCCAGACTTGCTTATACAAACTTTAAATGGGAGCAATACTTTACTAAAATAAATAATACGCCGGAAGGCGTACCACTAGCAGGGGACATAATGTTCTGGGGAGACAAAGTAGGAACAGACGGTCACGTTGCCATATTCCTTAGCGGAAATGTAAATCAATTCTATTCCTTTGACCAAAACTGGGCAGTAGGAACTCTCCCACATATTCAACTACACACCTATTACGGAGTTTTAGGTTGGCTTAGACCTAAACCAATAGTAGTAGATCCTACAGTAGATCTTAAAAAACAGATTGCAGAATTAAAAAATAAAATTGAAAAAGCTAAGGAGGTGCTTAAATAATGGGTATTTCAAATACACCTATAGAAAGTCCTAAATATTCACTTAATAAAGAGGATGTTTATAAGTGGTCAAAGAATCTTTTAGTATTTACAGCTCCGGCGCTAGCCGTGTTTTTCTTTCAGCTATCCCAAGGGGTAGATCCAAAAATAGCGCTAGCGGTAGCTTTGCTAGCTCTTTATGGAATGTTAGCAGATCTTTTCAAAAAGTATTCTTCGGGGTATCAGTCATGAAAATAATACGAACATAACTATAAATCAAAAGACAGGTTAAACGCCTGTCTTTTGCTTTTTAGATCAAATCAATCTAAGGAGGCAACCAATGACACGCGAAGGCTGGTCTCTGGAATGGAGGCGCAGTATCCTGGAAAGAGACGACTTCAGATGTACTGAATGTGGAATTGGAGGAAGAGGAAGTGACTGGATTCTGGAAGTCCATCATATAAATGGAAGGGATGGAGAATGTCCAGACCGTGACGAAAACGTCACAACGCTTTGCGTAAAGTGCCACAATAACAAGCATCCTTGGCGCTGGACAAAGGCGAAGTATCGCGTCTACACTTTCTCCCAAAGATACCACCGCGAAGAGGTAGAGGAAGGATGGTAGGCATAAAGCCCCTCAAAGTTAAAAACTTTCTGGGGCTAGTCTATAAAGTCATCTATATTAATTTCTCGTACACTGATTGTCCATAATTTTCTAGCACCTGCTTTACCTTTTTTACCCCATCCGTGAACCACTATTTTACCCCCAGCTTCCAGCCAAATTTTGGCTTCCTTAATAGCCAGTATCTTTTTTATTCTTGTACTTACATTTTCCTGACTTGTTGTCTGTATTCCGAATATACTTCCAAAAGGACTAACGGCAACAATATCTATAAAGCCGAATAGATCTACGCGAACCTTAGCATATGGGTTGAAACGCTCAACAACTTGCGCTACAAAACCCTGTTCTTTCAAATAAACTAAGGATCTTTGTGTAGGGGAGGTCATTTTTTATACCCCTCTATGGCTGTGTTTAGTGAATCTATAGCCCCATTTAAAATACTTTTTATATTTTCTATACACTTGACGCAAGTCCTTTCCTTTTGACCTAGGAAGTAAAACCCATCCCCTATCTTTAACGGCTTGTTGCAAACATCACATTCTCCATTAAAAGTGGCGTAGAATATCTTTTTGTTCTCTAGATCACGGACTATTAAAGCCAGAATCTGTAAGCGCCATTCCGCCTGTAGGCGTAATATGTGTTTGGCTGGCATTACAGTATCACTTCTGGGATTTTATCTTTTTCCCAAATTTTATATCCAGATATGCGGTTGGCTATCTTTAACAAAGCATGACCAAATTTTCTAAACCAAAATTCGCTCATCCTGATATCCTCCCACAGTTTTCACAGTAAGATTTTCTAGTACTATAATCGGCAACATATCCACCACATTCTGGACATCTGAGTAAAAGTTTTCTTATTATTTTTATGACAAAACTTTTCATAACGTCCCTGCCTTAAACTTTTCTAAAGTTTCTAAAGAATTAGACAGTTCCAAGGACGCAATAAAGGCTACAAACATCTTATTATAAAGAGTTTTTCCCTTTATTTTCCTCTCATCTACTAAGTACTCGTCATCGTCTTTTAATATACCAAACTCAAAAGTACCGTCCTTACCTATTCGCACAATAAGCTGTCCTTCAAACTTTTCGTTTGTAAATTCCTCACTTCTTGCATGCCTGTAAGCCGAAGTCTGTATCCACATTTCGGGGTATATTCCACTAGAAGTCTTCAAGTCTCCGATATACATTTTTCCATCTATGGTACAGATAAAATCAGTAGTACCGCAGTACATATACTTTTTAGAAAATATTACTTGCTCTGATAAAAGGAACTTTACATTATGCTTCTTAACCCAGATCAGAAACTTTAGTACGGATTCCTGCAACTGCTCATTTACTGGTTTTCCCGGTTTCTCCCCTTTTATATAGCTCTCTACCCACTTGTGTAAAAATGTGCCAAGATCTCCTGCATCTACCTTCTTTTGCCAATGAGCCTTCCTTGCTCCTTGCCACATGGCGGATAGCTCCAATTCATCGTAGGATTCTCCCGGCTTTATCTGTTCGGATATAAAGTCAACAGCACAACCAGATGCCCAGTTTATAAGGGCTGGTTTGTTTATGACTTTTAATACAGTGGTAACAGATTTTATTTCTTTACCTTCCCATGTGTATCTGTGGCGCAAGCCGTCAAAATTAAGTTCTACTTCACCATTGTAAAGTTTGTTTTTTATCAGCATTACAGAACCTTTCTTTTAGCCACCAAATTATTTCTTTGTACCATTTGTTTTTTATTTTCATATATGTTAAAAAACTCAACAGGCGAGGCGAGACTTGATAGCTAGCATAATCTCGCAACCCGCCTATTCAATCCTTTAGTTCACTTTCTATAAACTCATCTAACTTTTTACAATTTTTTAGAACGTTCTCATGATACTTCCCAATCCTATACAATGAATTATTCGCATCAATTAGGCACCCGGACATGACTATAATACTTGTGAGGGACACTATTAACAAAAGTATAATCATTCCTTTCTTCCTCTCTTAAATAGCCACCTAAGTAAGTCGTGAAACAGTAGCACGCCGAGTATTTTTAAAGCTGTTTCAATATTCATTTCCCCTCACTTTCTATAAACTCATCTAACCAATAATCAGTTATTTTAATTTCCATTTGAGAGTTCCACCATTTCTGAAACCTCTCCAACAAGTTACGGCTATTGAGGTGGGAAGCAATCCACGGCCATACATCTGACGGCAAATCATTCCATTGCTCGTCCCATTCTTCGGGTGAATCAGGCGTGCTTGGACTATGACCAACACATACAAACAATTTCCAAAACTCGTGCTTTAAATCCTCCATACTCTTATGTTCTGGTTGTGGGGCAGGCTCAAATCCATTTCTAACCTCATATAAATAAAATTCTCCCTCTAAGGTATCAAAATCGTGTTGTCCTAAGTAACCGCCTCTTTTAACAAAGTCTATAAAATCATGTACTGCCTGTTTTCTAATTTCTGATTGTTCTTTATCCATAATCCTCCATGTGCCTCTGTGGGCTTAATTAAATACTTTCCTCATAATTTAATGTTTTAATAACACTTCTATGGTCGGACGCAAGTGAGTCCCAGTTCTTTTTCCTCTCGTACATTTCTTCCATATTTTCTTTATTGCTATACAAGTATATGGATGACGCAAAAAACTTCCTTCCTCTATCTGTATACAGCTTCAACTCTACACTTTTTGGCAATTCCATACTTATTACTCCTTAACCTTAGAAGTTGATGGCTTATTTAGAAATAGCCATAATTTAGATTTTATTCTCTCTACAAAGTTACCGTATTTAACCCTATTAACATGAAACCATATCAACATAATTTTGTGCTGTGCCTTATTAAATCTATCTGCACTGTCATTCCATCGCTTATTTGCTTGGTCGTTAGCTATTAAGATTTCCGCTATTGTTTTATTCATATTCCTCTACTCGTAGACTGGTTGGAGTCTACAAATTACCTTTCTTTTCAAGTAGATATTGTTTAACGCTTGGCAGAGCGTAGTCCTGTCCGTACCACTCAGATTTATTATCGTCATACCATTTAGCAAACTGTTCTAGCTCCCCTTCCACCATTTCGGTATAGAGGGCCATAAGAGCATCAATATCCTCTTGCTGTAACGCACAATAACTAGATTTTGTGCCATCTGCCTCATAATAATAGCGTGTCGTTTTCTCTTTTATCTTCTTTTTAACTTCATCAGTTAGCATCTTACCTCCTTAATTAAATAGTTAAAGACTAAATAGGCGGGTCGGGGATCTAATTATTCCAATGAGTCCCCTGATAACTAGATGGGACTTTTTAGAGGACACGCCCAAATAATTACCGAGTTGTAAAAAGTCTCCCGCCTATTCAATTTTCAACCACTAAATGACTTACGCCTAATCAGCTTCTTCTATAACCTCAATAATTATGCTTATTTTTCCATTAGCATAATCTTGTTTAATTTGACTTTTTATAAAATCTCTTATATATCCCTGTAGATCCTCTAAGGCATAACTCACATTATCACGATATATAGTAAATACTCTTTTGCTCATAACATCCTCCCTCTATTGAACTGAATTACCTTAACAAACATCTAGCAGGTAAATCCTTCACGGCTATCCAGCTAAGATATTTACATGGCGTAAATACAGCTATCAAAAATAGCGTAACTGCTAATAAAATAAATCCTAAAATCATTATCAATGTAACTTTATCGTCAGTATTCATACACTTCTTTCCACCCCCTTATAGGGAGTTAATTATCTAAATATCTTGCAAATACGTTTCTGCCATGCTTGCTTTGCATGACTTTATTCATCTTATTTTCTGCTAATGTTGTTAACCAGTTCCACTTGCTGTTGTACTCTACAAACGCCCAAAAAGCGTATCTAAAAGAATATTTATTTGCTAGTTCATTAAAACTTGCCATATACCCCTCCTCAGAGCCTTGCTCTAATTAATATCCTCCATAAGGAAGCCAACCGCACGTTAGCTTCCCTAGCAGGAAATTACTTTTCTGCTTTTTTCTTGGCTTTCATACTTTTCAGCCTTGCTTCTAGAGCTTCCACGCTCTCTTCCTCTTCTGTTTCGTCCTCCTGTATACCTGCCAAAAGCTTATCCAGCTCTGGGCTTGTATCTGGAAGTTCTACGTTTTCATCTACAGGTGTAGAAGCTGATTCCACTACAGACTGCCCTGCCGTATTAGCTACTGGCGTTAACTGTTTAACAACCTTCAAATAAGATGCTACGTTGTTAAATGTAGCAGTTCCATCCTTGTTAGGATCTTCTGTTAACATGACAGTTACCTGCTTGCCGACAATCTTTTCTGGATCAAAGAATTTAGCACTATGTGGATCTAATTCTTCGGTAGTTAATTCTCTACCATATACTGCTTTAGCCAGCTTTATCAAGTTAGACTTGGGACTTAGGCTTTGTGAAAATTTGTCCGTAAAGGTTATACCTCTTGTACTAATTTCCTTTCCTTCTGAATCTGTGAAAGTTTTATCATCTAGTATGACGAACTTAAACACTAACTTCTCTTCTTCAACATTCTTGAAGTTGTTGAATACCAACTTGAAGTTCACATCGGTTATCTGGACTGTGTATTTATCTGCTGGTGCAGTTTGGAAGTCTCCTCCGACTTTTATGTTTGGTTTTTTTCCTAGCATTATTAATCACCTACTTTCCGATAAAATTTAATACTAAATAGATAAGTCGCGTAAGAGAAAACCCGAACCCAACTTATCTATCCAGCATTAAATACTAGCGCACCGGGGCTGTGACATTGCCGACCAGCCGTACGCCGAAAGGCGTTGTCAAAAAGTCCTGCCCAAACTTCTTTATCTAACCCCGGCGCGTCAGTACTTAATGTTTAGTTTTCAATAGTCTTTTCAATGTTCTTTTTCTTTGTTCTAATATGTTGTCTTTTATCCAATCCCAAATATGGTAACGCGTGTTATATTCCAGCTCCTGCCACATATCTTGAAAGAATTTATCTTTTAGTCTTAGTTCTTCGTCTTCTATATCGTCAATACTCTGGGCGTTAGCCGGTAGGTATTCGTTGGTAATAGGCATGTCGCTCATCTGGGCATCTCCATAATAATTGTAATCTGCATAACAACAACTACGCCCATGACTATCCAAAATCCCCAAGTATTCACAGCCATGCCGTTCTTAGCCAGTACTATTCCTAAAATTGCTCCTAGAATTGCTCTAATTAGTAACATCATATAAGTACCCAATCCTCCCCAGTCATGTCTCCAAGGCTTACAATTAAGTTATCTATTCTGCCATCTGCGTGATGGATCTTTAACACTTCCCCATCTATAAATATGTATTCGTCCGAGGTCTGCCAAGCTACTCTAAATATCTTGCCTCCTGTTGCTACCTGTTTAAGAGCAAGGTAAAAATTCATAAGTGGGCGAGGTTCGCCGTATAAGGTGTCAATTACTTCTGGCATTTACAATCTCCTTTATCTGTACTTCGCACAAATCTGTGCAATTTATTACTTCTTTTACTCCTTTAGATAGGTCGGCAATTCTGCCAAGGCTTTCAAAGCCTCCCCTATCTGTTACTTTAGCGACTACCGCCTGTCCATTGAGAGTATTAGTGACAACCACTAAAGTCCCAAGCGGTAGCCTGTTAAACGCTATAGTCATATCATTTTCGTCAAACACTTCGCCATTTGCCATCCTTAAATCTGCACTGCATCCCACGCATCCGGCTTCTGAATAATAGGAAGCAGTACCAGTCCAAGTATCCCCGGTAGATGACATCATTATTGCGATAGCGAGCAGTACGGACAGCATTATATTTTCCTATCTTCTAACCATTTTTTTAAATCTTCTTTTTTAACTAATATTTTTTTTCTAGAAATTTTCATAGCAGGAAGGGGTGTCTTTGTATCGTGAATATATCTGTATACGGTTTCTTTCCACACTCCTAGGTACTTTGCAACTTCTTCTATACTCATAAACTCTTCATAATTTTTATCATTTTCTTCTAACATATTTGTATCGTACATCATAATCTATTATCTGTCAATACCCCTTATTGACATTTATCTTTTCCAATGATATCCTGCATTTACCATGCTCGAAAACACAAAACCCTTCAAGAAATTATACATAAAAAGACTCCAAACATTTAAAGATGCCGATAATGAAAAAATAGAAAAGGCAAAACTTTTCCCAATAGAGAAATTATATATAGGGAATTTAAAGAAAACCGGGAAAGTTTTAATGGGATGTTGCCCATTCCATAAAGACCCTTCCCCATCTTTTGCAATATACCCACAAACCAACACATATAACTGTTTCGCAGGGTGTGGTGGTGGGGACGTAATTAGTTTTTATATGAAACTACATAATGTAGACTTTCAAACAGCTTTAGGAGAGCTAACAAAATGACTGCCCAAACTTACCTAGCAGAACACGGCATAACAGAAAAGACCGTAAAAGAATACAATATATTTACAGAAGGAAATTACCTACAGATCCCGGTAAAAGACACGGAAGGCAACGAAGTCTTTATAAAAGGTAGAAACTTAAACTACACAAAGGACGGCACAGAACCCAAATACAAAAACTCCGCAAACTCACACGCAACACTATTTAATTACCACAATGTAAAAGCCTCACCAATAGTAGTAATATGCGAAGGTGAAATGGATTGCATGAGGCTGGCGCAAGCCGGTATTCCTGCCGTCACCTCTACAGCGGGAGCAGGTACTTTCCTAGAGGAATGGGTAGCACTACTAGAAGACAAAACAATATTCATATGCCTAGATACAGACAGCGCCGGTCAAAAAGGCACAGTACAGCTACTAGAATACTTCCCAGAAGCCAAGGTAATAACATTAGAAGACGCAAAGGACGTTTGCGAATACCTGCAAACACATACGAAAAAGGACTTTGCTAACCTAATAAAGACAGCTAAAACAAAACAAGAATATATAGCCTCAATAATCCCCGAAGACTTCGCAACAATAAAATTATCAGAACTTGTGAGCATGGACTTCCCCCAAGCACCGTGGCTAATAGATAGAATACTTTATAACGAAGGGTTTTGCTTCATATACGGCGCAGAAGGTACTGGCAAGTCATTCCTTGCCCTCACTATCGCGCAAGCGGTAGCCACAGGACAAAAATGGCTAGGTCACTTCACTACACCACGCCCTGTAAATGTACTTGTACTGGATAAAGAAAACCCACTATCTGTAGTTGCAAAACGTGCTAAGGGACTCAGTATAACTTCCGAAAATATCCACTACCTACAATATCCAGAGAAGTTTCAAATTGTGGATAACTCTGGTAATTACTCCGAGTTTGCAAAGGCGCTAGCCGTTACTGTTCAAACTAATAATATAGGACTAATAGTAATAGATTCGTTTGTTGACTTTATGTTAGGCTCTGAAAGCTCTGCACAGGACACACAGATGTTTTTTAACGCATTAAGGGAACTATTCCCTAAAATAGCATTTGTCGCCATACACCATGAAAATAAGCCCTCACAGGGGGTATTCCGCAACGACTCCCAAAGGCTTAGAGGATCAAGCAACATAAACGCCCAAACCTTCACCGCCTTTCGGCTAGAACCAGTAGCCAAAAGTAAAACAGAAATGACACTAAAACAGGTAAAAGCAAGAGACGCTCTAAAATTAGACAAGTTTATGATTAGAATGTTAGTCACAAATAATGTAGACGACACCACTACAGTCTCCGGCTTTGAATATATAGGAGAAATAATAGAAACAGAAGACACGGCGAAAGCCGATGAAGTAAAAGACATGATAGAAGAAATACTAACAGCTCAAAAAATAGTCAATAGAAGACAGATAGTAGAACTTGGAGCAGGTAAGGGTATTTCTGAAAGCACCATTAAAAGAGCTATAAAAACGATGTTGGACGAGGGATCTATCAACGAGATCAAAAAAGGTAAGGAAAAATGGTACACACTAGGGCTTTTTATAAGTAAGAACAACGAAATTGAGGATATTGAAGACGAAGATATTTTATAGGCAGGATAACCTATAATCTCACAGGTCATGGTATTTTTTTGACAATCTAATATAAATTGTAGAGTCATAACACAGGTCATCATACAGGTCATGTGACCTGTATCGAATAAGGTTGATATGACAACATATTCGTGAAAGTGGGTCAGAATAGAGGTCAAATGATCTGCATACCTTTAACAATACAGGTCATGGGTCATATATTATATATATGACCATGATGACCTGTATGGTGTGCACGGAACTTATAGTATTTATTTGTTTTTTCTTATTTGAAAGGGGATTTATGGATAATATGCAAAAACTAAGAGGCGTTCTTATTAGATTAAAAACTGCACATAGTTTGTATGTGAGGATGGAGGATAGCATACATGACGAAAGTCGTAATATGCAACGGCTATTAGACGCGTGCGAGCCGTTAGGCGATAAGCTGGAAAATCTGAGTGGTGGGCAAATAGATAAGTCTTTCGAGGTCTTATATGTTTTATTCGGAGATGAATTTTTGACTTATGAATTTAATCTGCGAAGTATGGAGGAGTTTATAGCCAAAACAGAGCGCGAGGCGCAAGCCCTTTAGAAGCTAGGGCGCTAGAACTTCTGGCGCTAGCCGTTTTGTGTTATAATCTGCATTGAATATATGATAACTGAAATTGAACCTGCAAACGTATATTTCTTAAAACCTATTGATGCCCTTGACGACACTTATGATCCGACCCTAGATTACACGCCCGAACAATTAGAAGAGTTCCCCGACTTGATAACTGATAATGCTTTAGTTGTTGGGAGCAAATACATTATGAACGAAGTTGCAGTATATATGACCGATGATGATATCATGGCTACAACTGGCGTTGCCGGCGAGAGATGTGTAATTATTACTTTTTTATCTAGGCAGAGATGCAAGGAAATTATAGACATGGGGAAACGTGCATGGGATGAAAAAGCAAAGAAAGCACTAAAACCATGAGCGCATTTACTAAGAAATTAAAAGAGATTAAAAAATATGGACGTTTAAGATTTGCTAATGAGTTAAGATACAACGAACGTACCTTTGTTAAAATCTACATGAAAGCAAGCCCCGAAAAACAAAAGCTATTTGATGATGAAATGCAAACATATTTCAAAGCTATTGAGAATGGAGAAATTCAGCCCGGAGATTCTATACTTAAATCTTTTTTTGGTGATTCAAAAATAGAGGTTACGGAAAACACAAAACCATAACCTCTATTTTGTTTAGAAAACGGAAAAACTGAGCTTCTCTACCCTAGTTAGGAAGGTTGGTGATTCCGTTTTCTAATTATAATCAGCTTTGTGTAGGCTTCAAAGCTCTTTTTGATTCTCTTATAGCCACCATCTTGCGCGCTTGCGCGGATGTTAATCTTCTTTTAGACTTCTTGCCACCTTCACGCCCTATGCGTGATAAAAACTCTTTTATTATTTGGTCAACCATATTTTTAATAGTTCTTATGAAATGCAGTCACATTTAGTTTTGCATTGCATATAACTATATTTTTATATCCTTCTAAATTAATAATAGTATTGCGTAACCATCTTTTTAAATCTGTATATGTGTGAAACCACATGCACAAATCATCATCGCCATATAAAACATAATCGTGTTGTTTATATTTCATATTAATATATACAACATGCGTTGTTGTATGCATTCCTTTCAATTGGCTTGATGTCTAAATATATAGTTGCGCCTCTCGGATCAGTTTGGAAGTATGCATATAAAAGTTCTTCACATTCTTGCTTGTATACGTTTATTTTGTATATTATATCTCTCTCTGCTTCGTTTGATTCCTCTTCTGTTTTGTATAAACCATTACAATCATTTTCATATACTTCATGTAATTTATTTCCCATACGTCTAAACCAATTATATTGATTCTTAGTTATTCCTAATTTTGTACATACATTGTTGCGGTGAATATTGTAATACTCACGTTCTTTATTTGTATAAGACATTTCGAGTCTTTCTATAGCAGTAGGCTATAATTAATTAACTATTAATAATATATCATAACCTGTTTACGATGTCAAGTATTTAATATTGATAATTTTTATGGCGTGATGTAGCATATAAATATGGCAAGACCTACAAAATACAGACCAAAATTAATTAAAAAGGTTGACGAATTTCTAGAAATAAGAAGAAAAGAGAATAAGCTCCCAACTATTGAAGGCTTTGGGGTCTTCATAGATGTTAATACTGATACTATTTTTGAGTGGGTCAAGATTTACCCTAAGTTTTCCGAGGCAATAAAAAGGTTAAAGCAAATTCAGTCCGATATTATGCAAGCCGGAATCTACAACAACACAGGAAATGTCGCCGGAGGAATATTCTTACTCAAGAACAATCACGGTTTCAAAGACAAACAAGAAATAGACAGCACAACAGCAGGGCAACCGCTTCCGCAACCAATCATCAACGTCAATGTACATCCAAACAACAGCGACAAAGAAAATTAATAATCTCACTAGACGCACACGCGCTATATCCGGAGGGGCTTCCGCCTCTAAAACTATATCTATACTCATTTGGTTAATAGGATATGCTCAACACAAAGAGATTAAAAACGAGGTTATATCAGTAGTTGCCGAGTCTATGCCGTTTTTGCGTAAAGGGGCTATGCGTGACTTTATGAACATAATGCAAACGCAAGGATATTGGAGAGATGCACAATGGAACGCGACCAATTCTATATACACATTCCCTAATAACAACATTATTGAGTTTTTTGGAGTTGAAGAATCGGAGCGTGTTAAGGGCGCACGCCGTCATGTCCTTTTTATAAATGAAGCTAATAACATACCGCTTGAAACATATACACAACTTGAAGTTCGTACACGTAAGTTTGTGTTTCTTGACTGGAATCCTGTAGCCGAATTCTGGTGGTATACAGACGTTGCCCCATTTATTAAGCATGATTTTCTTAAACTCACTTATCGGGATAACGAGGCGCTATCACGTCAAGAGGTGGAGGCATTAGAGAACTACAAGAACAACCCTAACAAGGCTAATTGGTGGAAAGTATACGGCGAAGGGGAGCTAGGAGACGCAACAGGTCGTATCTTTGTTAACTGGCAGATCATAGACAGCTTGCCACATGAAGCCAGACTAGAAGGCTATGGCTTAGACTTCGGATATACTAACGACCCTACGGCTATCGCCGGCATTTACAGATTTAATGACGGTTATATATTAGATGAGGTTGCATATACTAAGGGGTTAAGCAACAAGAACATAGCAGACATACTGTTAAACTTACCGCGTGCGCTTGTGGTTGCTGACAGTTCAGAGCCTAAGAGCATAGACGAGATAGCAGGTTATGGCGTTAATATACTCGGAGCAACTAAAGGGCAAGGGAGCATCTTACAGGGCATACAGTACGTGCAAGACCAAAAGATATCAGTCACAAAGACAAGTCTAAACATCTTAAAAGAGTATAGAAACTATTTATGGCTTACAGACCCAAAGACTGGCAAGACCTTAAACGTACCTAGTACGATACTTAACCATATGATGGACGCTATACGTTACGGCTTTAGCCGTGACTTCATAGATATGGGCGTGCAGACAGCATACAACCCACCAGATGAGAAGGCATTGCAAGAGCTTGGCATAACCTCGCCTTTCGGCGGTATTGATGGTTATGATGGTATGCCTACATTCGGTGCAGGATTGCATTAACTACGAATTGAGTTTAATATTTTAATATGGATGAAAAAGATACTCTCCAAATTACAGACAAAGACCTTTTAATAATCAAAGCAGAAGAAGACTCCGGCATTGAGTATAGGGAGCGCAAGCACGATGACTGGACTGATAATTATACCTTGTATAGAGATAAGGTCATAACCAACAGACTTACACAAAGGCAGACAGTCAATATACCTTTAATGAAATATGTACTAAACACCCAACTAAAGGAAATGATGGACGCACCACAGCTATACTTCCCAAACCTAAACAACGACCAACAGAAGGAGGTATACTACAACGAATATTGGAAGGAAACAGCACGTATTAACAGCCTTGTTATTAGGGATCATGTAGACAAGAAACAAAACGCATTGTTCGGTAGATCCTTTAAGAAACTAAACATACTAGACGGTAAAGTCAGTATCACGCTACGCGACCCACAAGACATGATAGTGCATAGGTTTGTAGATCCTACAGACATTGACACCGCCCCATCCCTAATAGAAACAGGCATATTTGTAACACTTGATGATATAACAGAAAACGAAGACTATGACGCGCAAGCGGTAAAAGAACTTAATATGTACTTCACGTCAGAGTCAGGGAATTTAGAGAGTGACGAAAACTTTGACAGAGCATCCGAGAAGTCAGACAGGTTGAGAAACATAGGAGATGAACACGTTGAAGATCCTATACTAGGTGAGACTTATGTAGAATTGCACGAAGTGTACAGGTTTGAATACAGCAAGTCTTACGACAAAAAGTTAATATTCAGATATGTAATAGCAAGCACAAAAGCTGGGATGTTCAAATTACACAAGATAGAGTTCTGCGACCTATTCCCCAAGAAGTTAAAAGATAATTTCTGGCATGACCATTTCCCCTATACATCATGGGCGGGAGATCCAGAGAGTACAGACTTTTGGAGTGATGGCGTTGCTGATTCTATTAGACCATTAAACAAGGTACTCAATGTATGGATCAGCCAGCTTGTAGAAAATAGAACTTTGCAAAACTTTGGTATGAAGTATTACGATTCTACAGATAAGAAGTTTATGCCTCAGACATTCAGTCCCCAACCATTCGGACACTACCCAACGCCGGGAGATCCTAACAAGATTATAAAAGATGTAATGGTCGGAAACTTAACAGGCACTTTAGAAGAGATGACCTTCCTTATCGGCATAGCAGAAAAGGCAACGGCTTCCGCCGGTACTAACTCAGGAGCTGTAGAACAGCGCGATGTAACACTAGGCGAAGTTAAGTATGCACTAGCAAATGCACAAAAACGTATTCTTATACAGCAAGTATTTTATACAGAAGACTGGAAGGATTTGGGACTTAAATACAATAAGATGGTAGAAGCAGGGGGATCAATGCTAGATCCTATTACTATTTTTAAAAGAGGCAGACTAGGTAAGAAGATGTACAAAAAGGAATTGTCACCCAAGGACTGGGAGACAGCAGAAGGCTATATAACAGAAGTTAAGACAATAGCTGATAAGCAAGGCGAGGATATAGACGCGGTAGAAAAGTTGAACATGGTCAAGGCTGAAATGCCAATGAACGTGCCACTTGTTACCATTTATAGGCGTAAACTTATGGAGCTTAGCGGACTATCTCCAGATGAAATATCACAAGTAGAAGAGTTCGAAAAGCAAAAGGCTGGACTTCCTCAACCAGACATGGCTACCGCCACAACTCCCGGCGCACAAGGGCAACAGCCCCAGCAAGGAGCGCAAGGACTTCCACAAGTTCCAGACATTGCACCCAAGCCCCTGCAGTAGTAATATACAGATATGCCAACAGTCAACCCATTTGATAAGATCCTAGAAACTAAAGGCTTGAAATACGAGGACTTGCGTCCAGAGGAAAGGGAACTTTATAACAAAGCCAGCAAGGACATAAAGACTGTAAACCTAGAACAATTACAAGAGCAATTGGAAGGTTTGTTATTCTCATTAACATTAGAGCTTTGCGATACACCAGACACGTCAGAACATCAAGACACTAATAACAAGTTAAAAGCACGCGTTAAAAACTATTTAGTATTAGAAGCTTACCTATCAGCACCATATAAGGTAGCAAAAGCATTAGAAAAGGAGTTAAACGAGCAGTAACTTGACAATAAGTTACTTATTGTACATAATTTTGATATGCCAAATATAAATACCTTAAAAGAATACGATAAAAAACTAATAGAAGAGATTACAAACAAGGAATTAAACGATTTGACATCCAATGAGTGCGCGGTTTTAAGAGCCAGAAGAGGCTACTTAACAGCAGACCAAAAGGATACTTTTAAACCAGCACTTGACGGAGAATTTTTAGGCAAGGACGTTGTAGTAAAAGAAAAGAAAACTAAGTAACTAAAGTAATAGCTACTAACCCTGCTAGCAGGACTGTTTAAAGCGTATTATGAAAAATAAAAAAGCAATTACAAATCAAAGAACCCCAGAAGAAATACAAGAAATTACTAAAGGTATTGATGAGTCTTTACCAGAGAACATAGAAGAGACCGAGGACGGTTTAGAAGTAGAAGAAGCCCCAGAGGTTGAAACTCCAGAAGTAGAGGAAGCCCCGGAAGTTCCAGAAGTACCTGCTGTTGAACCCCCAGAAGTTCCAGAGGTAGAAAAACCAAAGCCAGCCCTACCACCACTAGAAGACCGCTTGCGCGAATCAGGGCAAGAGGCACTTATATTACATTCCAAGAATAAGAAGATTATAGAAACTATAGAAGAGACCGAAAACTTACCAGAGCCAACACTTGATGAATTAAAAGATTACGCAAGAGAAATGGGCGAGGATTACGATACGTTGGATAAGTTAACTCAGAACATTTTAAAAGACAGCCTTCATAATAAGAAGAAGTTTTCAAAGTTAGGGGATTTAGTAAAAGATGAAAAGCAACATAACAAGTGGATGGAAAAGGTAGATGAATTTATAGATCAAGAGGACACGTCTCAGAAGTACCCCTCACTATTGGCGAAAGCCGAAGAGTTCAAAAAGTACTGTGCTAAGAAAACCCATATGAATGTTGATTTTGATACCTTAGTTGGAGGGTTTTTCTTTAGCCTTCCAAAAGATGAACCAATACGTAGAAACCTGTTACTACCACAAGCAGGAGGCAATAGAAACACACCTCCCAAGCCTGTAGATTTGACGCAAGATGATGCCCCTATTATTAGAAAAAAAGATATGAGAGACTACATGGAAAAAGCAAAACACGGCAAGATTAAAATCCAAGTATAAATATTTGCTTGACATACTATAAAAAAAGTTCCAAACTATAAATAGAGTTTAAAAACGCTAACCCCAAGTCATAATCGGGACTGCTTACTCCACAATTTATTTAATTCCTTTGAAAGGGAAAACCGATTATGAATAACTATCCTACAAAACTCGTAGAAGGATTCGCACTACAAGCTATCCAAATATTCTACAAGTCGTCTGTATCTGAAGGAGTCACTAACAATGACTACGAAGGTCAGATCGAAAATAAGACTTCTATCCTAAACGTATTAACTTTTGGTGCAGTATTATCACATAACTACACTGGTGCAGACATGACTGCCGATGACTTAACTGAAAGTAACGCTCAAATCGTTACAGATCAGGCTAAGTATGTTTACTTCACTGTAAAATCATGGGACAAATTTAGATCCTTTATTAAAGATCCAGAGAATCCAGTTGCAAAACAGGTTGCTTCTGAAATAAAGAAAGTAATTGATATTTATGTATTAGGTTTCTACGGTGATGCTGGTGCAGGTAACTGGATTGGTACTTCATATGATACAGGAACAGTAGAAGTTGCTGTTACGACAGGCGCTGTATCAGGTTCTGGTACTACATTTACTGCTTCAATGGTTGGAAAACCATTTAAGGCAACAGGTCATTCAGTTTGGTATAGAATTAAAACATTTACTTCCGCCACAGCTATTGTGATCGAAGACGACAGCGATGACCTAACATCAGCCTACACAGGTGGTGCAATCGCGGCAGGTGCTACATACGAGATCCAAGCTAATACAGCAGTTGCGGTAACAAAAGATACAATAGTTGGTTACATATTAGATATGTACACTGTTCTATCTAATAACGAAGTTCCAGAAGAAGACAGATGGTTAGTACTTCCTTCAAAATTAGTCAAACTTTTGAAGTTGTCCCCAGAGTATCAGGGACTTGGTAGTGAGTCAGGTAGAGAAGCTACACTTAATGGAAAGCTATCAAGAACTATCGAAGGTTTTACATGCTACGAAGTCTCGGATGCGAGAATTAGCGGTAATTCCACAGATGGATACCATGTAATGGCAGGACATAAATCAGCTATTACATTCGCAATGGGTCTTACAGAAAATGGTGTAGAAGACGCAATAGGTAACTTTGGTAAGAGAGTGAAACAGCTCTATGTGTACGGAGCAAAAGTCGCTGATGAACGCAGAAAAGCTCTTGTCCATGCTTATCTGAAGATCTAATTAGTTGATAATTACGCCCGGATTTGGAAACAAGTCCGGGCATCGTAAAGGAAATATTAAAACATGGGTGTATTTAAACTAAAAGAAAATTTACCTTCCGCTACTAGAAATGAAATAGATAGAATACTAGCTATAGATGCTGGTTTACGTTTAGATTCGGAAGCTAATTTTCTTACCGCCCTTGATCCTTACCTATGGAACGAAGTTGTTTTAAGAGATTCCAGAAATAGAATAGTCATAGCATCTGGCAATACTGTACCCGAAGGGGATACAGGATTTAAAAAAGGTGCTGAATTTATAAAGAAAAACGCAGGTAATTCAGGAAGATATTTTAATGCAGGTAATGAAGACAATGCTAAATGGTTCACTATTACAGCCAGTAGTAGCCCATCCGCATCGCTATCCCCATCGGCTAGCGCCTCTCCTTCTTCATCTCTTAGCCCAAGTAGCTCGGCTTCTAATTCCGCAAGCTCTTCATCTAGCGCTTCAGTCAGTCCGAGTGCGTCAAAATCTCCTTCTGGATCAGCAAGTAGTTCGACCTCTCCTTCTAGGAGTAAATCACCTTCGGCTTCTGTTTCTAAGAGTGCATCTCCTTCTAACAGTCCAAGCGAATCTAGATCAGTTAGCGCAAGTGCTTCGTCTTCAGTTAGCAAGAGTAATTCTGCTTCTGCAAGTCCAAGTGCTTCTAACTCACTATCCCCTTCTACTTCAGTGTCTAAGTCGTCTAGTCCTTCGCTTAGTCCTTCGGGGTCGTCATCTCCTTCAAGCTCAGTATCGGCTAGCGCCTCCAATTCTGCTTCGGCAAGCGTTTCTAACAGCGCAAGTAGATCTGCAAGTGCTTCGGCAAGTAATTCTACAAGTCCAAGCTCTTCTAAGAGTAATTCGGCTTCGTCTTCTACAAGTCCAAGCTCTTCATCTAGTGCTTCGGCGAGTAGTTCTACAAGTCCGTCGTCTTCGGCTTCAGCCAGCGTATCTAAGTCTGTAAGCCCAAGCTCTTCGGCTTCCGCTAGCGGATCTAAGTCATCCAGCCCAAGCTCTTCTGAGAGTCCTTCGTTAAGCCCTTCGGCTTCACCAAGCTTCTAACAGAATAAAAGTATTGGAAAAATGAATAAATGGTATATAATTTGACAATATGTCATTACTAAGTGTCATAATTCCGTCAAGAAACTCTCCTTTTTTAACAAAAACCATTCAAGATGTATTAAATAACTCCGTAGAAGACGTAGAAGTTATAATAAATGTGGATGAAAAGAAGCCAGATGTGATTTTAGATGACCCTAGAGTCACTTATTTGTTCCCAAGCGCGCCTATCGGCATGAGAGCAGGTATAAATGCCTGTTTAAAGCAGTCTAAAGGTGAATATGTGATGAAAACAGACGACCATTGCCTGTTCGCAAAGGGTTTTGACAAGGTTATGAAGGATAACATGCAAAAAGACTGGCTAATGATTCCAAGAAGATTCTCATTAGATGCCGAAAACTGGCAGGTAGAGGAAAACAGGAAAGGGGCAAGAGACTACCATTATTTGTGTTGTCCTTATCCAGATAAAGATCATGATGGCGGTATGCACGGTGTTGAGTGGCCGGAACGAACCAGAGAACGTATAAACAGACCAGAATTTGAAATAGACGATACTCCGAGCTTTCAGGGGTCTTGTTGGATGGCTTACAAGGATTATTTTATGGAAAAAGTAGGTTTTATGGATGATAGAGTGGAAACCTACAGTACTTTTGCACAAGAACCGCAGGAAATTGGTATGAAGTACTGGTTAAAAGGCGGTGCTGTAAAGGTTAATAAAAAGACCTATTATGCCCATTTACATAAAGGTAAGAGATATGGTCGCATGTACACTACTGATTATCACACGGTTGCCTCTCATAACTGGTCTGCAAAGCACTGGATGAACGATGAAGAGCCGGGGATAATTCACGGAATAGAATGGTTTGTAAACGAAAAATTCCCTAATATGCCTACTTGGACACCAGATTGGAAAGAAAAATTGAAGTCTATGGGGGTTATATATGCTAATAGATGATTTTATAAAAATATTAACAGATAAGAAAAATAGCGGTAATACTATTTTCGTTTGTGGTAACGGAGGCAGTGCTTCTAATGCCGAACACTTTACCAATGATTTATTTTCCAGAGGTTTTAAAGCCATTTGCCTTAATAGTAATGTGTCAATTATTACTATGATCGCTAATGATTATGGATATCAGTATATTTTCAGAAAACAATTAGAGGTATTTGCCCAAAAAGGGGATCTTTTAATAGTTATATCATGTAGTGGAACTTCTCCTAATATAACAGAGGCAGTAGACCTTGGTATGGAAACCTGTACTATTTTTGGCGGAAGCGGTAGTTATGGAGATATGGAAAGTGACCATTTAAAACTTATGCACCAAATTGTAGAGAGATTAGGAGATAAATCTATATGACAGTAGGGTTCACCTGTGGTGTATTTGATTTGTTTCATGCTGGGCATGTTCTTATGTTAGAGAATTGTAAGCAACAGTGCGATGAATTATTAGTTGGGATAAAGGTAGATCCCACTGTAGATGAATTTAATAAAAATAAACCAGTTCAATCTATTCTGGAGAGAATTATAGAAGTAAAAGCGTGTAAATTTGTAGATAAAATACTTGTTTATTCTACCGAAGAAGATTTGAACAACATTCTAGGTATTTCTAATATAAATGTAAGATTCATAGGAGAGGATCATAAAAATAAGCCAATAACAGGACAAAAAATATGTGATTTAAGAGGCATAAAAATAATATACCTTCCTAGGACACATACCTATTCCACCTCTAATTTAAGAGAAAGAGTCAAAAATGCCTAAAGTAAGTATTTTAATACCATCAAGAGCTGAAAAACCAGAAAACTTAGGTCGTACTTTAAAAAGTATATTTGAAAATGCTACTGGGGAAATAGAAGTAATAATAGGAAATGATGGCGGGATGCCGTTATCAATAGAACCCTATAATGGTGTTAAAGTAATTAACTTGCCCGAAGTTGTAGGCATTAAATCCAATATAAATATATTAGCGGCTAGCGCCACAGGAAAGTACATTTACAAGTCAGATGCGCACTGTTCCTTTGGCAAGGGTTTTGATGAAATATTGCAAGAAGGTATGCAGGATGACTGGATAGTAATGCCTAGATTTTATGTTTTAGATGGAAAGACTTGGCAGTGGCAAGACGATAGGCACTACGACTACTTTTATTTGAGTTGTCCTTTTACAGATCCCAGAGGCTTGAGATTTAAAGCCGGCGGACATTGGCCACAAAGAACTGCTGAGAGAGAGGTAAACCATGATTTTGATATTGATGAAACTCCACAAATTCACGGTTCTGGATGGATGATGACTAAAGACCGATTCTTTGAACTTGGTGGCTTTCCTTTAGTTGATTATATGGGTCACGCGCAAGAGCCCCTATGGCTGGCGTTAAGAAATTGGCTTAAAGGCGGAAAAGTTATGGTGAATAAGAAAACTTGGTACGCCCATTTGCATCAGGATACAAGAGATAAAGGGTTTGCCCTAGGACATAAAAATGAAGAACGTACTTATAATATAGTAGCAACTCATTGGATGGCGGATCTTGAACCTAACACCAAATATGGAATAGAATGGTTTGTAGATAAATTTATGCCAATGCCTACTTGGCCGGATAATTGGAAGTCGTTGTGGGCAGACTGGAAAAATAAAAATGGCTACTAAAATGATGGTTTCTGGCAGGTACGGAACGCACTTGCCTTGTTTAATTAAGATAATGGAACGAACCTCCGGGGACGTTTTAGAGCTTGGAATGGGCGTATTTAGTACCCCTTATTTGCATTACAAATGTATGCTGGATAATAGAAAACTTGTTTCTTATGAAAACTTCAGGGAATGGATGAATTTCTTTATTAGATACGGATATGAGAACGAAAATCATAAAATAAACTTTGTAGAGAAATATTCAGATGCTAATATTGATAAAGAATGGGACTTAGTTCTTGTAGACCAAACCCCAGATTCTAGCCGAATAGAGGAAGTAAAGAGACTTTCACTAAAGGCTAAATATATTGTTATACACGATTCAAACGAGAATATGGAAAGTGTATATCATTATTCAGAAATATATCCGATGTTTAAGTACAAGAAGGTGTGGTACAAGGACAGCAACCATGCCACAGTACTTAGTAATTATTTTAACTTGGAGGATTTATGGTAAAAGAATTAGAATATGTACTTAATAAATTTAATTTAACCCCGGCTCAAAGAGGCGGTACTCCCATACACGAAGTTAATAGAACAATAATGGCTAAACTTTTAAAGGAGTTGAACTATAAAGTTGGTGCTGAAGTAGGTGTCGCGCAGGGATGGCACGCAGACATGCTTTGTAAAGAAAATCCAGAAGCTAAATTATATGCAATAGATGTTTGGGATAAATACGAAGGATACAACGAATATAGAGACAGAATAGATCGTTATTACGAAGCAACCAAAAAGTTGCTTGCTGATAAAAATGCCGTAATAGTAAAGAAATTTAGCATGGATGCTGTTAAGGATTTTAAAGATGGAGAATTAGACTTTGTTTATATTGATGGCGCACACGATTTCAAAAACGTAGCTATGGACATTTGCGAGTGGTCTAAAAAGGTAAGAATTGGCGGAATGGTATTTGGACATGACTACAAGAGATGGAAAGCCGGCGGTGCTAATGTTGGTAAAAAGTATGTGGTAGATGTTAAAGACGTTGTTCAGGCTTTCATGTACGCAAAAGGTATAAATCCTTGGTTTGAACTTCATAATGGTATTGTAGATCCATTCTTCGGTAGAGATAATCCTGC